TCATGCGGCCGCCTCTATGCCACCGGCCAGCATCTCGCGAGCCAGACCTCCTAGCCCGTCGACGCGGAGGCGCACGTTCAGCCCGTCTGTGCCGATGTCGACACGCTCGACAAGCAACGTGACGATGCGCGCCTGCTCGGCGGGGAAGAGTTCCTCCCATAGCGCGTCGAGCTGCTGCAGGGCCGCGCGGGCATCGGCCTCGGTGATGTCGTCGGCATGGGCGCGCGCCGCCTTCCACGTCCCTGCCACGATCTCCGGCTGGCGGAATACGGCACGGATTTGGTCGATCACGGCTGCCTCGATCTCGCCCGCGGGCACACGGCCGACCGGGCATGATCCTGCGCCATGCTTCAGTACCGATTGGCTGACGTAGTAGCGGTAGAGACGGTCGCCCTTGCGCGTGTGGGTCGGCGAGAACGCGGCGCCATCGGGACCGAACAGCAGCCCCTTCAGCAGTGCGGGCGTCTCGGCGCGGGTGCGCGCGGCGCGCTTGCGGGGGCTCTCCTGCAGGATGGCGTGGACGCGGTCCCACGTCTCGCGGTCGATGATACCGTCATGCTCGCCGGGATAGCTGTCGCCCTTGTGGACCGCCTCGCCGATGTAGGCGCGGTTGCTGAGCATCCGATAGACGTACTTCTTGTCGATCCTGTTCCCGCGCGGGGTGCGGATGCCGCGCGCGCCAACCTCCCGTGCCAGTTCCGTGCAGGACCCGATCTCGAGAAAGCGGGCGAAGATCCAGCGCACATGCGTGGCGGCTTCTTCGTCGACCACCAGCTTCCGGTTTTCCACCCGATACCCGAAGGGTGGCACCCCTCCCATCCACATGCCCTTTTTCCGGCTGGCGGCGACCTTGTCGCGGATGCGCTCGGCCGTGACCTCGCGCTCGAACTGGGCGAAGGAGAGCAGGATGTTCAGCGTCAGCCGTCCCATCGACGTGGTGGTGTTGAAGGACTGGGTTACCGAGACGAAGGTGACGCCGCTCCGGTCGAACACCTCGACCAGCTTGGCGAAGTCGGCGAGCGAGCGCGACAGGCGATCGATCTTGTAGACCACGACGACATCGACCAGCCCGTCTTCGATGTCCACCAACAGCCGCTTCAGGCCGGGGCGGTCCAGCGTCCCGCCAGAGATGCCGCCGTCGTCATACTGATCGCGGACGAGCACCCAGCCCTCGGAGCGCTGACTGGCGATGAACGCCTCGCAGGCCTCACGCTGTGCGTGGAGCGAGTTGAACTCCTGTTCCAGCCCTTCCTCGGAGGATTTCCGGGTGTAGACGGCGCACCGCAGCTTGCGGACGACCTTCGATTTATCCGGCGGCTTCGTCACTTCCGCCCCCTATGGTTCTTGAGCCCGAAGAAGACCCAGCCGTTCCAGCGCGTGCCGGTGATCGCCCGGGCGATAGCCGACAGCGACTTGTAGGGCCGCCCCTGCCATTCGAAGCCATCGGCGGTGACCGTCACAATGTACTCAACGCCCTGCCATTCCCGCAGCAGCCGCGTGCCAGTGATGGGGCGGTCGCGGTCGAAGCGGATGCCGCGCTTCTTCTTGTCGCCGCAGTCCAGTTCCTCGCCCAGCCGTTCCAGCCGCCGGATCGTCTCCGGCTTCAGCCCGCCATAGGCCAGTTCCTGAATGCGGTAGGCCAAGCGGGATTCGAGGTAGCGCCGGTTGAACGGCGGTGGCTCGCTGTCGAACAGGTAGCGCCACTGCTGCTTCAAGTCGGGGGTGCTGGCGGTCTTCAGCGCGGCCAGGCGCGCGGGGATGGGGTCGTGCGTCGTCATGCGGGTCTCCGGTGCGTTGGAGTTGCATGACGGCATTGGTCGGGCGGATAGTGTAGGCAACGTTCTCCAGTATCGTCAGATACTTCGTCCCCATCGTGCATCCGCAGCCGAACCAGCCCGAGCGCCAGGAGGCCGCAAAGCTCAGTACGACGCTCGGCGGGCGTCATCAGGACTGGTGACAGGGGATTGGGGCGTTTCATCGTCAGCAACTCTTGGGCTTCTCGATGATGAAAAGCCAGCTGCGAGGGCCGATCGGGACAACGAAGGACAAAGATATTGCCGCAGGTGGTACGAATGAGCTGTAATCACACGGACGTTATCGGTTGTCGGGAGGCACCAGATGAGCCGCAAGTTTCGCAATCTCGGCCCTGAAACCCATGAACTGGTCGAAACGGCGCCGATCCCGCTGCTGCAGGAAATTTTCGAGTATCGCGGATCGGACACCGAGCCAGAAATCACGATCGACTGGCCCGCAACCGAGGATGATGAAGAATGGCGTTCGTTGCTGCTCGGCCGACTGAATGCCATTGCGTCCGATAATTTGCGCCCAATGGAAGATCGCTGCCGACGAATCCGGTCCCTCGCCGTGGGCAAAGGGCCGACATCGCTGGAGCACGTGGCCGCCAAGCGGCGATCGCACGAGGAACTCGAGAATCTTCATGCCCAACCAGACGCGCTGTGTCGCAGTGCGTGGCTTTTTCTGCGCCACTCGGAAGATTTCGAGGACGCAGAGGCGTTTCACGCCGCGCGGCAATACCGCGATTTCGGCAAGATGTACGACTCGTTTGAGGCCACGGTGGGAAGGACAGACCGGGTCGATTCCGGCAGTATCGACGAGGCCGCCTTGGCCTCCCTATTGACAGCCAAGCTGGAGTTGCCGTCGCGCGTAACCATCCGCAGTCTTGATCTGCCCGCGACCCCAAATCATCCCGCATCGGTGATGGTGATTGTTCGTCATGGTGGGCCGTTATCCAGCGTTCTCAACTACAAGGGCAACGGAATACGGATGCCGATCTATTTTCGCCCGCCGAATGAAGCAACGCTGATCTGGACGCCGGCGGAACGCACCATGGAAATCTGCGGGCCCGCGCCCAAGGTGCGCAAGATTCTCGGCGATGCATTTGCAGAAGTGGTTCTCAAAACTGACCTCTCCAGCAAGCCGTTGAGCTGGCGACGATACGATCTGTCGCGGTTCAGAAAATCCCTGACGCTACCCTTGCCGTCCTGGGACGATGTGGATGTGTCTGCTGCGCGCCTGATCGAAGTGGAACTGCGCCTCGGCAACTGGTCACGGCGGCTCTCGCTGCGGGTGACCATCGACGACGATATCGAAGCCGTCGCGCAGCGTTACCTTGGTGGCGATCGGATACTCAAGCACGCCGAGGGCTTCAGCCGGCTGGCCGTGGCGGTGCATTACACCCGTCCGGGCAGCAAGAAGGGGCGATCGCTCGAGATTTCATTTGGCGATACCCGTTCGAACCTGCAAAGCAAGCCCGATCCGGAACAACGCGACCTGGGCTATCGTCTACTTCAGTTCTGGGGCATCCTTGATCGACTGCAGGTTCTGGACGACCGCGAAATAAGCCAGTTCCTGCCCGTTCTCCTCGCCCTGCACGATTTTCCCGAGGATGAAATCGCTGGCGGAATGATCCGGCAGCATGGACTCGACGCCAAGCGGCTGATGCAGGCCGGCGTCCTAGAACTCCGGAAAAAGCAAAACATCGTCCTGATCGACGAAGATGACGATTTCGGCGATGTCAATATTGGCCCGATGGCTGAGCCTGGGCATGCTGCGGCAGTCGGTCTTCATGGGGAAGACCTCGGCAGCGTCTCGCTGGAAGACATCAGGCAATATGTGATCAGGCGCGAATGGCTGGAGGAAATCCTCGTGACTGCGCTCAAGCCGCTGATCGGCCGCGTCGGGGTCGAACAACTGGATGGTGATCTGATCTATGTTGGCCGGTGGCGGACGTCGGATGCAGAAATTCCCATCTATTTCGCACGACGTCTGGATCAGGCAAACACGCTGCAGCGCCTCGATGTCATACTGCGCAGCCGCCAGGACGGGGGGATCGGGATCGTCCTTACGGCCGGACCCACCCCGTTTACCCATCTCGGTCCCAACGTGGTGATGCCACTCGGTGATCTCCTGAGCGATGGGAAGATTGATGACGCTGCGCAAGCCGCAATGCTCGAGCGGTTCAAGATCGGTCGATGGCTCGCCTTGGGCGGGAGTGAGGTCACGCTGGCCCGGTTCGGGCCGATGTCCGCGATGCTGTATATTCCAGGCCTGACGCCTCTGGCCGTTTCTGGCGTGAAGCAAATTCTGGTCATAGAACGCCTCGTTGCAGCGCATAGGTCGGGCGTCGCAGAAATTCGAACTGGCACCCTGATCGAAGGAACTGGCGCCCGGAGCCCGCGGGATGCGTGGCCCTCCCATGCGCGCGCCAGTGTTGCGGGCGTTTATTTCGAGAACCACAGGCAGAATTTCTGGCGACTGAAAACGGGGCATTTGCCCGGCTCGACGTAAGAGTCGGATGCAGATCCGAATCTTGACGGGCGCGGGTCCGACATTCGGGTGATTATTGGAAAGGCTCCACCAACTGAGGAGCATTCCAAATGCCGAACTACATCTCCCGCCCCATCCGCAAAGCCACCGCTGTTGGCAGCGCGCGCAAAACCGCCAGCGCATCTGACGCCTGGTGCTGCAGCTGCTGCGGCGCACTGCTGGGCATCCACCGCGACGGCCTGATGCATGTGAGCTTCGCGCGCGGTCACGAATATCTGTTCAGCTATCCCGCCACGGCGACCTGCCGGCGCTGCGGGACCATGAGCCAGACGAAGGGACCGGCGCGTTAAGCCGCGCCGTTCTCCTGAATTTCCCGATCATCAGAGGCGCACGACGCCCTGAGGCCCGAGAGAGGCGCTGGACGCCCGGCCGGAAGGCTGGCGTCCCGTGTCTTTCTCCTGGTCCGCGATCCGCGAGGATCTCGCCCGTTCGTCGTCGACCCTGCAATCTCAACGCGATTATCGTGCCGTCCGGTCGACCGAACCGTCGCTTCGGCCTTACACCGATATCGTCGGGCTGCTCGGCGCCCTGCATCATGGGCATCTCGATTTCGATGGGCGAAACGCCATTCTCGCTGCCCTCGTGCGCAGGTCACAAGGCCGCGATCGTCCCGCGGGATTGGCCCTGCACGTCATGCTGCTTTCCCTGTGGCCGGGGCTCGATGCGATCCGCAACCGCTGCCTGCGTCGTCGTGTCGGCACTGCTGACGAGATCAGCTCCGACCTCCTGGCCCGCAGCACGGAAATCATCCGGACCCTTGATCTCGGTCGCGTCACCAATATCGCCGCCACCGTGCTGATGAACACCGAACGCGATCTGTTGCGCGCCCATCGACGCGAGATCAACTGCCAGCAATCTTGCGCGGAGGTAGAACCCGACTGGATTGCCGCGCCGCCGTCATGGGCGGAACGGGCCCGGATGCGGGCGGAATTGCGGGCTGATCTGTCGGCGGTAATCGGGTCAGATGCCGATCTGGTCTTGGGCGTCGCGGTGGACGGCTTGAATCAGATCGAGATGGCAAGCGCGCTCGGCCTGTCCGATGGGGCGGCGCGGAAACGTTATCAACGCGCCGCCGCGCGCCTGCGAGGCCATTACCGGCCTTGAGCCGCCTCGTGCCACGGATCCACCACCTCCACGCCCATGGCGGCGAAGGGCGCGGTGTCGCGGCTGGCGACGGGATAGCCCTGTGCCGCGGCAATGGCAGCAATCGCGCCATCGGCAAAACTCACGGCCTGTCCCTGCCGGCGCGCCGTTGCCATCAATACTCCGAAGGCACTGGCAGCGGCCTCGTCGAACGACAGGATATGTGCCGGAAATACCTCGGCCAGCATCTGCTCGAGCCGCGCGTCAAGATCGTCCCGACGCCGCCCAGCGTCCAGGCATGCAATGCCGAACCGCAACTCGGCCAGGCTGATGGTGGTCAGGTGCAGGGTGGTCAGCTCTTGCCGGTTGAGCCAGTCGATCACCCGCGGCTCTGGCGCCGGCTTCATCGTCTCCGAGACGACATTGGTGTCGAGGATGATCATTCGAAACCGGCCGGCTCCGGGGGCGTCCGGTCGCGTTCGACCGAAAGGTCGTCCGTCTCGGCGCCGGACCAGATACTGCGCATCAGATCACCCGCGCGCGGGCGCGACTGCGGCAGCACCGCGCGGGCGATGATCTCGCGCAGCTCGGCCTCGGCGCTGCGCCCATGGGCAGCCGCCCGCGCCTTCAGCGCGCGATGCACCTCTTCCGGGATCTGGCGTACGACGATCTGGGCCATGATGAAGCTCGCTCGATATCAATTTTAATTATAGATATCACATTTGATCGCGGCTTCAATGTCCCGATCGGCCTTCGGGATTGGCTTTTGAACAGGTGAAGCCCCTGTTCACGAGCCCGATCGATGACACTGCCGCCCATTCCGCCGCCCGATCTCCTGAAGCGCCTTCCCGGCTATTACCGCCGCTGGGAGCTGACCGAGCTGGTGATGCCAGACCGGTATTACTTCTTCGAAGCAGCCGGCCAGCATGAGGATGGCGAGGACCTCTTCGCGGTCTATATCCAACCCGCCGATCTGGCGCCCGGCGAGGGGCGGCTGCAATGAGCGTGCCGGCGGTCGATCCGGCGCAGATCGCGCTGTTTCTCGATGTCGTCTTCTCCTGGTGCGACGGGCTGATTCCGCTGCGTGGCCTGCCTGAGAAGGGCGTGACGCCGCCCCCGCCCCATGATCTGCGCTGGCTTCCGGCGGACACGGAGGCCTCCGAGATCATTGAGAGGGCCGCCGAAGCTGCGGCACCGATCGGGCGTTCCATCTATGTCATCCCCGGCACGGTCGCGGCACAGGGCGAGGCCCGGGCCGAGCATGTGCTGCAGATGCAGGCCCTGATCGTCGATCTCGATAAGGGCGATATTGCTGCCAAACGCGCGCAACTGATGCGCCATCTCGGCCCGGCGACGCTGACCGTCCAGAGTGGCGGGCGTACCGCGGAAGGCGCGGCCAAGCTGCATCTGTGGTGGAAGCTGACCGAACCGGCCGAGGGCGACGATATCGCACGGCTCTGCCGCCTGCGCAGCGCGCTGGCGCGTAAGGTCGGCGGAGATGACAGCTTTGGCTCTGCTCATCAGCCGGTGCGCGTGCCGGGCACGGTTCATGGCAAGTACGGACTGAGGTCGCAGGTCCGGATCATCGATCATCAGGCGATCGAGGTTGATCTGGCCGAGTTCGAATCTCGGGCGATCGCCATGCCGGCCTTGGCAGAGCCGTCGTCATCGGGCACGCCCCTCGACTTCAATGCTGATGCAAAACCCTCCGTCGATGCCGTGCTCACCACACCTGTGCGCGAAGGCGCGGCAGATGACTGGACACGGTTCCAGGGCGCCAGTGCCGCGATCGGCCATTACCTGCGCCAGGCCCATGAGGGGCGCATGACGCTCGATGAGGCCTGGGAGGCGATCTGCAGCTATAACGCCGCGATGCTGCGCCCGCCCTGGCCGGAGGAGCGTCTGAAAGCTGAGACGCAACGCCTGTGGCAGCGTCACATAGAGCGCAACGGGCCGCCCAACGCGCCGAAGGAAGGCCCGGCGCAGGGGGCTTTGGACTGGTTCAGCCTTGGCGCGCTGCTCGATGACCGCAGCGCGCTGCCCGACGACATCATCGCGCCGCGCGTGCTCACCCCGGGCGGGCTGCTGGTCCTCGGCGGTGCGCCCAAAGTCGGCAAGAGCGACTTCCTGATCTCCTGGCTCGTCCACATGGCTGCCGGCGTGCCGTTCCTCGGCTTCACGCCGCCGCGGCCGCTGCGGGTATTCTACCTGCAGGCCGAGCTGCAGTATCACTACCTGCGCGAGCGCCTCCACCAGATCGGCCTGCCGTCCGAAGTCCTTGTTGCCGCGCGCGACGGCTTCGTCGCCACCCCGCGGCTGAAGCTGCTGCTCGACCACGGTGGCGTCACCCGCGTGCTGGAGGCGATCCGGAGCGCTTTCCGCGACAGCCCGCCCGACATTCTCTGCGTCGATCCGATCCGCAACGTCTTCGACGGCGGTTCGGCGGGTCCGAACGGTGGCAGCGGCGGCGAGAACGACAACAGCGCGATGATGTTCTTCCTCAAGGAGCGGGTCGAAGCGCTGCAGGCGGCGGTCAATCGCGATGCAGGTGTCATCCTCGTCCACCACACGAAGAAGCTTTCGAAGCAGCAGGTGAAGGATGACCCGTTCCTCGCTCTCTCCGGCGCCAGCGCGCTGCGGGGTTATTACACCAGCGGCCTGATCCTGCACCGCCCGGACGACGACAGCACCGCCCGCCGCCTCGAGATCGAACTTCGCAACGGACCGGCCCTGGAGGCGAAGCTGGTCGACAAGATCGGTGGCGCCTGGGTCGAACTGAACGCCCGCCACGAGCGTCTCGTGCGGCAGGAGGTGGGGGCCCGTCTCGACGCTGAGCGCGATCGCAAGGCCGAGGTGATCCTCGACCTGCTCTACGAGGAGGCTGCGGAAGGCCGGCTCTATACCTCCACCCAGTTCGCCTCGAACTTCGAGAACCGCGCCGGCCTCGGCAGCCAGCACACCATCCAGGACCGGCTCAACGTCCTCGCGACCAAGGGCTTCATCAAGTACCAGCGCAACGGCGCACTCTACGGCCTGCCGCTGGTCCGGTCCCGCTTCGGCTACATGTGCGTCGAAGGCATGCGCTTCGGCCGCGTGGAACAGGTCGATCCCGAGACCGGGGAAATCACGGGCCAGGGGCTCGCAGTCCTTCCGAGCCACTACCGCTGCGCGTCCTCGGGGGCCGCGCTCGAGGTCGAGAACCCCTCCGTCTGGGTCTGGCCGGAGGTCGTGGATGTCTGACAAACGCCATGTCCGACATAAGTCGACAATGTCAGACTTCCGGGATTGTCTGACTGATGGCTTGTTTTTCAATGACTTACGGAAGTCGAAGTCAGACATGTCTGACTTCCTTGTCCGACTTCTTCGGAGGCAGAAAAGCAAGCAATATCAACTCTCTGCCTCGCAGAACAAGTCGAACAATGAATCTCCCCATACTACGTATGGGAGGGCCGGCCTCCGGGCCGGACCCCCCATCCGCGACGTCCGGGCCCGCGGTCCTCCACGTCACCCCTCGTGTCTGCCTCACCCGATCACGACGGCCAGAACGACAGGAGATGACGATGGCCTGCAAGACGATGACGATGATGCGCTTCACGCCGCGCGGTTACGGTGGCACCCGCCGCGCCCCCGATCAGGTCCGGCGGGACGGCTGGCATGAGCTGGGGCTGCTGGCGGTCTCGGTCGACGATCCGCGGCTGAGCTGGCCTGAGCGGGAGATGGTCGTGCAGCTGGGCTGCAAGCTCTACGGCCCCCGCGCCAGCGAGGGAGGGCACGGCGATGGCTGAGCGCCACTGGACCGCCGATGACGTGGCCGATCATTTCGAGGAGGCGTTCCGCACCCTGCGCAAGCTGCCGGCGGTGAAGGCACGGGGGCATTTCAGCGGCTGGCCGCAGGTACTGCGCAGCCCCCGCGAGATCGCCGCCATGGAACCGGAGCCGATGCGCGTCTGGCCTTCGGCGGCAGCCATCACCCGGCTCGAGCAGACCTTCGACTGGGTGCTGTGGATCGAGGAGGCCGAGCGGCGGCTGGTCTGGTCCCGCGCGGCACGGGTGCCGTGGAAGCAGATCGCGGGCGAGATGGGCTGCGACCGGACCACCGCCTGGCGGCGCTGGCAGCTGGCGCTCACGAAGATCGCTGCGCGGCTGAATGCGTGAACGAGTCCAAAGTGTTGCAACACTTTTCTGTTCGACACATGCAACAGATCCGTGCTACAAGCAGGGCATGATCGGGAGAAGAGCGCCATGAGCGCCACCGATCGTTCCCACACCCATTCCATCCATTTCGCGAGGCCCCATGCCTGTGCGCCCGCCGATCCATCGCCCGGTGGGGCGACGCGACAAGCGTGAACGCGACCGCGATGCTGACCGTAACCGCGACCCCGCGGTCAGGGCGCTCTACAAGTCCGCCCGCTGGCAGCGTGCGCGGCAGATGTTTCTCGCCCGGCACCCGCTCTGCGCGGAATGCCAGCGTCAGGGCCGTGTGAGCGCCGCCAATACCGTCGATCACATCATCCCGCACCGCGGCGACACGGAGCGGTTCTGGGACCCGGACGGTTGGCAGCCGCTCTGTGCCAGCTGTCACAGTCGCAAGACCGCGAGCGAGGATGGCGGCTTCGGCAACGCCCGCCGCCAACCATAAACCACCGCCCCCCCCGGGGGGAGGGTAAATCTCTGGGGCCTTCCAGCCCCGGACCAGGCGCCAAGCTTTCTGCATCCGTGGCCAAAATGGCGAGGGGGGGGTAGCGGCCGAAGATCAGTTCTTGCAGAGCGTGCAGACAAAGAGGTCGTCCTCATCGAACACCGTCTCGGCAAGGGCATAGGGCGGACCGCTTAACCAGCCGTCAGCCTCGGCTTCCTCTCGGGTAATGTGCTCCGTCGAGATCGTCCCGTCCTCACCGCGGCGGCCCAGTTGAACCGGATCGATCCGGATTGCCGCGATCGTGCGCGTCCCGACATCCGTGCAGCGCCAGATAGAACCGCCGCAGCGAAACTCGGCGCCGATCTGAACGTCCGAGAGTCGCATGCCTTCATCATTGTCCATCCTTCATCTCCCGGACCTTCCTCATGCCCAAGAATAGCACCCATGACCTTGCCATCGAATACCGCCCGCTCGACGGCCTTGTACCCTATGCGCGCAACGCCCGCACCCATTCCGAGGCGCAGATCGCCGAGATCGCCGGCTCGATCCGCGAGTTCGGATTCGTGAACCCGGTACTGATCGCCGAGGACGGCACCATCATCGCCGGCCATGGTCGCGTACTGGCCGCGCGCCAGCTTGGCATGGACGCCGTGCCCTCCATCAGGCTGACCGGCCTCAGCGACAGCCAGCGCCGGGCGCTGGTGCTGGCCGACAACCGCATCGCGCTGAATGCGGGCTGGGACGAGGCGCTGCTGGCGCTGGAACTGTCCGACCTGAAGGAGGCCGGGCTCGATCTCGGTATCCTGGGCTTTGAGGATGGTGAGCTGGACCGATTGCTGGCCGGGACCGAGGGGGAAGAGGAAGGCTCGACCCCGCCTGTCGTTATCCCCGAGCCGCCGCGCAACCCGGTCTCGCGCACCGGCGATCTGTGGATCCTCGGCGACCATCGGCTGCTCTGCGGTGACAGCACGAGCCACGACGATGTGCGCCGCCTGATGAATGGCGAGCGGGCGATCTTGTTCGCCACCGACCCGCCGTATCTGGTGGACTATGACGGCTCGAACCATCCGACCCGCAACAAGGATTGGTCCGCGTCCTACGGCACGACCTGGGATGACAGTTCGCAGGGAGCGGAACTCTACGACGGCTTCATCGCGGCGGCCGTCGCGGAAGCCATCACTGAGGATGCCGCCTGGTACTGCTGGCACGCCTCGCGCCGTCAGGCGATGCTCGAGGCCTGCTGGGAAAAGGCGGGCGCCTTCGTGCATCAGCAGATCATCTGGGTGAAGGACCGGGGCGTTCTGACCCGGTCGCATTACCTCTGGAAGCACGAGCCCTGCTTCATGGGCTGGCGCCGCCCGAACCGCCCGCCGAAGGTGGCCGAAGAAACCCTGCCATCGACATGGGCGCTGCCCAGCTTTGCCAAGGACGAGCGCCCCGACCATCCGACGCCGAAGCCGCTCGATGCCTTCGGCATCCCGATGCGCCAGCACGTTGCCCGCGGCAGGCTCTGCTACGAGCCGTTCTCGGGCTCGGGATCGCAGATCATGGCCGGCGAGGCCAATGGTCGGCGCGTCAATGCCATGGAGATCAGCCCGGCCTATGTCGATGTCGCCGTGGAGCGCTGGCAGGCAGAGACGGGAAAGGACGTGATCCTCGATGGCGATGGCCGGACCTTCGCGCAGGTGAAGGCTGAGCGGCTGAGCGATGATACCGGGGCCGAGAAAGCGGATGACGACGCAGAGGGTGCTGCCGCCCCCGGCAAGCGCCGCCGGAGCAAGGCAGCATGAAACAATCCCGTACCATGTCGCTGGTCTAATCCATCGCCAATGTGATCGCCGGATATGGCGTTGCCGTCGCCACGCAGATCCTGATCTTTCCCCACGCGACGCTGCCACAGAACCTCAGGATGGGGGCGGTGTGCACGGTGAGCATCGCGCGTGCGTTTGCCTTACCGCGGACGTTCGAAGAAGTTCGGCTCTTCCAGATGTAGAGGGACCGAGCTGGCATCTGACTTCGCTGCGGAGGTTTTGCGGAGTCACGCTTGACTCACGCAGTCGTGATTGAAATGGTGTGTCGGTGGAACACACCGGGGCAAAAATGCGAAAATATATCTGTGGCATGGCACTCATGGCTTTGACGGCATGCGCAAGCGGAACGCCTATGCAAGAGGATCCGCGCGCTTCAAAGCCAATTGCAAAAGATATGGGGCGGATCGTCGTTTATCGAACGGGTATTATGGGAACAGCAATTCAACCCACTGTCGAGATCGACAACGTACAGAAAGGCAAGTGCCAGCCTAAGGGAGTGTTCACTGCAGATGTCCCTGCAGGAAATCGCGTAGTTGCGGCGACGACTGAGGTGCGGCGCGAAACTGTGGTTACGGTGGAGCGCGGGAAGGCCTCCTATGTCAGGTGCGGTATTGGATTCGGCGTTCTGGTTGGACAGCCGCGGCTGGAGGTTGTTCCGGAAGAAACCGGTCGAACGGAAAGCGCTGCGCTGGCCTACACCGGTCATTACTGATCAATGCGACAGCCGGAGGCGCGTTTGCGCGAACCTCCCTTTCCTGCTCAGAAAGCAGGACCGCAAAAATTACAGAAACCAAGCTGTCGCGGCCCGCGGTGCAAATTGATCACCCGGCGTATTCGCCTTCGCCAAAGGCGCAGTCGGTGATCTGCATCAAGAGGGTCGCGTAGTGTTCGAGGGTGCCGACATCGCCCTAGTCGATCGCGTTGGACTCGGCGTTGAAGTGGTCATTGCTGAGCGCCTGCAGTCGGGAGAGCTTCTCGTTGATCTCACTCTTCTTTGCGACAAAGGCCGCCTGTCGGGTCCGCTCGGCTCTCTCGGGGTGCGGTTGCTGGCGGGGTGTGGTGATCGGGTTTGAGCGGGTGATCGGAGACTCCGGGTCTGCCGCGTTGCGCTGTGTCACCACCATCGCTCCGGGGCACCGAGAGTGTAGGCGAAGCCAGGCAAATTCATCGCATTGCGAGGAGGACAGCCGGAAAGGACAAGGATCATGGCGGGTCGCAAACCCCTTCCCACGCAGCTGAAGCTTGTGAAGGGCACGGCCCGGCCGCACCGGCTGAACCCGGATGAGCCGCAGCCGGTGGTCGCGACCCCGGACCCGCCCGATCACCTTGATGAGGGGGCCGCGGCGAAGTTCGCCGAGATGGCCGCGCTACTGGCGCGGCATGGGGTGATGACCGAACTCGATGCGGGGGCGCTGGCCCGCTACGTGGTGATCTGGCGCCGCTGGCTCGAGGCGGAGGCTGAGGTCAAGCGCCGCGGCCCGGTGGTCAAGACCGTGGGCGGCAATATCATCCAGAACCCGTTCCTGGCGGTGGCAAATAAATGCCTGGCGCAGATGGGCCAGATCGAGAGCGAGTTCGGGATGACGCCGTCCAGTCGCACTCGGGTGCGCATGGCAGAGCCGCCCAAGACCCGCGACCCGTTCGAGGATTATCTGAACCGTGGCAGCAGCGCCTAAATCTGGTACCGCTCGGAAGGTTCCGGCGTGCCCGGTCACCGCCTATGCAAAGGCGGTCATCGGCGACAAGATCACCGCCGGCCAGCTGGTCAAGCTCGCCTGCGCGCGGCATCTGGAGGACCTGAAGACCGGCAAGACCCGGGGCCTCTCCTGGGACCGCGCGGGGGCGCTGCACGCGATCGAGTTCTTCAGCCATCTGCGGCACTCGACCGGGGAATGGGCCGGCCAGCCCTTTGTGCTGCAGCCATGGCAGCAATTCGTGGTCGGATCCGTCTTTGGCTGGAAGCGGGCCGATGGGCTCAGGCGGTTCCGCACCGCCTATGTCGAGGTGGCGCGCAAGAATGGCAAATCCGCGCTGCTGGCCGGGATCGCGCTCTACGCGCTGATCGCCGATGGTGAGGCCGGCGCGCATGTCTATGCCGCGGCGACCACCCGCGATCAGGCGCGCATCGTGTTCGGCGAGGCCGAGCGTATGGTGGCGGCGAGTCCGGCATTGTCAGCGCGGGTGACGCGCACCGTGAACAACCTCGCGGTGCTGCCCACCGCGTCGTGGTTCCGGCCGCTCTCGGCCGATGCCAGCAAGATGGACGGGCTCAACGTGCATCTGGCCGCCGTGGACGAGGTGCATGAACATCCCGGACCGGAGATCATCCAGAAGCTCAACACCGCCACCGGCGCGCGGCGCCAGCCATTGATTGTCGAGATCACCACTGCCGGCCATGATCGCCATTCCGTCTGTCGCCAGCATCACGAATTCTCGGTGAAGGCGCTGGAGGGCAGCGTGCCGCATGAGACGGCCGACAGCTGGTTTGCCTATATCGCCACCATCGACGCGGGCGATGACTGGACTGATCCTGCGGTCTGGGTGAAGGCCAATCCCAGCCTCGGCGTGACGGTGAAACTCGATGATCTGAAGCGCCAGATCGACGAGGCCCGCGAGATGCCGGCGCAGCAGAACGCCATCCGGCGGCTGCGTCTGAATGAATGGACCGAACAGGTCACCCGATGGCTCGACATGGGCGTCTGGGCCGAGGGCGGGCCGGGTGACGAGGCTGATTGGCGAGATATCCGCGTCGGGCTGGATGATCTGGAACAAAAGCTGTTGGGCCGGGAGTGCTATGGCGGGCTGGACCTGGCCCGGGTCAACGACCTCTCGGCCTTCATGCTGCTGTTTCCGCCGACGCTGGATCCTGCGCTCGGCGATCTCGCCGACAAATGGATCGTGCTGCCCCGCTTCTGGGTGCCGGAGGAGGACATCCTGCGCCGCGGCAAGCGCGACCGGGTGCCCTACGATACCTGGCGCAACCAGGGCTTCCTTGTGGCCACCCCCGGCAATGCCACCGATTTTGGCTTCATCGAGGCGGAGATCATCGCACTCGCGGGGCGCTACGATCTGCGCGAGCTCTCTTACGACCGCACCTTCGCCGGAGAGATCGTTCAGCATCTGCAGGATGAAGGTCTGAACCTGGTGCAGTTCGGTCAGGGGTTTCTGAGCATGGCGGCGCCGACCGCTGAACTCGAGCGGCTCTCGGTCTCGCGGCTCCTGTGGCATGGCGGCCATCCGGTGCTGCGCTGGAATGCCTCGAATGTCGCCGTGCGCCATGATCCGGCCGGCAATATCAAGCCGGACAAGGAGCGCTCCTCGGAGCGCATCGACGGCATTGTCGCCACCTGCAACGCCCTCGGGCGCGCGCTGCTGCGCGACGTCAATGCTGGCCGATCGGTCTATGACAGCCGCAGCATCCTGGTGCTGTAGGTTACCCGTATTACAGAAAGAATGCCCATGTCCTTCTGGTCCCGCTGGTTTGCAGGCGCCCCGCCTGCGGCCTCGCCTCCGCACGCCCCATCACCGCGCGCGTCCGTCCAGGAGGCGGGTGGCGGGCTGGTCATCACCTCCGCTGCCGAGCTGGAGGCAGCGCTGAGAGCCGGGGCGGTCAGCGGCTCCGGCATGGCGGTGACGCCCGACAGCGCCATGCGGGTGGCGGCAGTCTATGCCTGTGTGCGCATCATTTCCGGCGCGGTGGCAACGCTGCCCTTGCATATCAAGCGCCGGGTCGATGCCCGGACCCGCGAGGATGCCTCGGATGCCCCGATCTGGCAGCTGCTGCGGCGAAGGCCCAATCGCTGGCAAACGCCATCGCAGTTCCGCCGGATGCTGCAGGCGCATCTGCTTTTGCGCGGCAATGCCTATGCCATGATCGTCCGCTCCCGCGGTTCGGTGCAGGCGCTGATCCCGCTGCATCCGGATCGGGTCGAGGTGGTGCAGGACAAGGACCTGGCGCTGAGCTTTCTCTATACCCGCCCCGATGGAAGGCGTCTGCGGCTGGCGCAGGACGAGGTGCTGCATCTGGTCGGGCTGACGCTGGATGGGGTGCGAGGTGTCTCACCCATCGCCTATGCCCGCGAGACCATCGGCCTGGCGCTGGCAATGGAGGATCACGGCGCCACCACCTTCCGCAATGGCGCCCGGGTCTCGGGCGTGCTCAGGCACCCGCAGAAGCTCGGACCCGAGGCGGTGGCCAATCTCAAGGCCGGGCTCGAGGCATTCCGCGCCGGCGGTGACCAGGAAGGCAAGCACCTCATCCTTGAGGAAGGTATGGATTACGCCCGCATCGCGATGACCGCCGAGGATGCGCAATGGATCGAGAGCAGAAAGTTCAGCCGCACCGACATCGCCATGTTCTTCGGGGTGCCGCCGCACATGATCGGCGATACCGAGAAGTCCACCAGCTGGGGCACCGGCATCGAGCAGCAGTCGATCGGCTTCGTGGCCTATACGCTCGAGGATCACCTGACCATGTGGGAGGAGGCGATCGACCGCGACCTGATCGGCGCGGATGATCTGCTCTATGCCCGTTTCAACCGCGCAGCCCTCGTCAAGGGCGATATCAGGGCGCGCTGGGAGGCCTATGTGAAGGGTCTGCAATGGGGTGTGTGGAGCCCCAACGAGATCCGCGCGCTCGAGGACCAGAATCCACGTTACGGCGGTGATGTCTATTACCCGCCGCCGAACATGACCGCAGAAGCCGGGAAGGCGGAGAACGAATCTACCGATCCCGACGCCCAAGCCGATCCCTGATCTCGGGGCTGGAATGCAGCCGGCGCTGCCTCAGTTCGTAAAGGCGTCGATCAACTCTATGACCGAGAGAATCTTCCGGGTTTCGCGATCAACCCGATAGGCGCGATGGCCATCGCGGTAATAGCGCCAGTCGTCACGGGTCTCGAGATTCATCCTGCGAGGATCGCGAATGACCCGGTAATCGTCGATCCGCAGGATATCGCCGATCCGGACCCCGTAGCGGTCATGGTGCCGCCGACGCTCATGGTGCCGGTGACGATCAAAATCCCTGCGATCGTCATATTTTCTGGCCTGGCCGGGGGGAACACAGGGCGGGTTCTTCTTCGCCAGCCCCGGCGGGCAGTGTCTTGCCTGGCTGGTCCGGAAGTGGTCACGATCATGGGTTTTGCCCCGTCCCGGGTCTGCCGAGGCCGGCACAGCGACCACGGTGGCGGCGGTGACGGCCAATACGGCCAGTTTCTGGAAAATACGCATGCGTCTGCTCCGTCATACTCTTGGTTGAGCAGATAAACGACAACCGCCGCTGATTATCCATCACAAGCGCCTGAGGCGCGGAGAGCGGCAGGAAACTGCCGGTCTTTCTTGCTCAGCCATGAGCCGCACACATCCGAAAGGACCATCTGATGAGCCTGCGTGATCTTCCTGCCGGACCGGCCTTGCCGCGCCCCGCGGCGTTCCAGGCCGATGCGCCATCAGACGCATTGGTCCGCTGGGCCGAAATGCCGGTCGCCGCGCAGGTCACTTCCGTCACCGAGAGCGACAGCACCATCACCATCTTCGACGTGATCGGCGAGGATGATATGGGCGGCGGGGTGAGCCTGCGCCGGATCGCAGCGGCCTTGCGCAGGATCGGGCCGCAGGCGGTGACGGTGCAGATCAACTCCCCCGGCGGCGACATGTTTGAAGGCATTTCCATCTACAACCTGCTGCGCGCCCATCCGGCCGCGGTCACCGTCGAGGTGCTGGGCCTCGCGGCCTCGGCGGCCTCCATCATCGCCATGGCCGGCGACGAGATCCACATGAGCCCCGGCAGCTTCCTGATGCTGCACAATGCCTGGGGCGTGGTGATCGGCAATCGCCACGATATGGCTGAGGCCGCTGCGCTCTTCGAGACATTCGATGCCGCGCTGGCCGGGATCTATGCCGCCCGCAGCGGCAGGTCACAGGTCGAGATTGCCGCGTTGCTGGATGCCGAGACTTTTCTCGGCGCCGAGGAGGCGATTGCGGCCGGGATGGCCGACGGCATGGTCGAGAGTTCGGCCGCTGGCCTGCCCGCGCAGTCACCGCAGAGCGGCGCGCAGTCGCGCCCCGACATTCAGGCCCGGCGCCGCATAGACGCGGCACTGGCCCAGCAAGGTATCCCGCGATCCGCGCGGCGCGCGATGCTGAGAGACCTCACCGGCACGCGGAACGCTGCCGAACCCGCCACGCAAAACGCTGGCATCCCCCTGAGCGCCATCCGGCAGCTCATCGATACCATCCGCTCATAAGGAGACCCCCATGGGCATCCAGAAATCCCCCCGCATCCACGGGGCCGTTCGCGTGCGCGCCGAGACCGGCGACGCGAACGCCATCCTTGCCGATCTGAACCGCGCCTTCGCCGCCTTCAAGGACGAGCATCAGGCCGAGATCAGCAGCATCAACGCCCGCTTCGCCGATGTCGTGCAGGCCGAGAAGGTGGAGCGCATCAATGCAGAGATCACCCGGCTTCAGGGCGCGCTCGACGAGACCAATGCCGTGCTGGCGGCGGCCAGGCTCGGCGGCGGTGGTGGCAGCGCGGATCGGGCGGACAGCCCCGAGACCCGCGAGCACGCCCGCGCCTTCAACCAGTTCTTCCGCCGCGGGGTCGAGGCCGGGTTGCGGGAGTTGGAGGTGAAGGCCGCCCTCCGCACCGACAGCGATCCCGATGGCGGCTATGTCGTCCCCGACCAGATGGAACAGATTATCGACCGGGTGCTGGGCTCGGTCTCGGCCATGCGCGCGATTGCCAGCGTCATCACGATCTCGGCCGGCAGCTACAAGAAGCTGGTCAACCAGGGCGGCGCGGCTGCCGGCTGGGTCAGCGAACGTCAGGCCCGCCCCGAGACCGCCAACCCGAGGCTCGCTGAACTGGCCTTCCCGGCGATGGAGATTTACGCCAACCCGGCGGCGACCCAGACGCTGCTCGACGATGCGCGCGTCGATATCGCCGCCTGGCTGGCCGAGGAGGTCTCCACCGCCTTTGCCGAAGCCGAGGCTGCCGCATTCATCACCGGCGACGGGGTGAACAGGCCCCGCGGCATCCTGGCCTATGACTCGGTCGCCAATGCCTCTTACGCTTGGGGCAAGATCGGCTACACCGCCTCGGGCGTCGCGGCCGCATTGACCGATGCCAGCCACAACGGCGTCGATGCGCTGATCGACCTCGTCTACGGGCTAAAGCAGGGCTACCGGCAGAATGCGCGCTTCCTGATGAACCGCTCGCTGCAGGCGGCGATCCGCAAGCTGAAGTCGAAGACCGAAGAACTCTATCTCTGGCAGCCCCCGGTCCAGGCTGGCCAGCCGGCAACGCTGCTCGGCTATCCGATCAGCGATGACGACAACATGCCCGATATCGCCGCCGGAGCTTTCCCGATCGCCTTCGGGGATTTCCGGCGCGGCTATCTGATCGTCGACCGCTTCGGCATCCGGGTGCTGCGCGATCCCTTCACCAACAAGCCCTATGTGCATTTCTACACCACCAAGCGCGTCGGTGGCGGGGTGCAGAATTTTGATGCCATCAAGCTGCTGAAGATCGCGGCCAGCTGATCGCCCCGCTGAACCAAGGCGCGCGGGCGGCAGGGTTCAGCCCGCGTCTTCCCACCCTCATTCCTGCACAGGAGGATCCGATGAAGGATCTGCATTCCGGCCTCTCTGTGGCCGCGGCCATCAGTGCTGCCAACCTCACCGACGACAGCACCCCCGTGGCCATTGATCTGCGCGGTCATGACGGTGCCGAGATCATTCTCGCCATTGGCGCGGGCGGCATCACCTTCACCTCGACCAACAGGATCGAGTTCATCCTGACCCATTCCGATGACGACAGCAGCTATGAGGCGGTGACCGCAGCCGACCTGCTGGGTGTCCCGACCGTGGGCGAAGGCGGCATCATCAAGGCGCTGGTCGAGGCCCACGCCACCGCCGCCGTTTACCGCTTCGGCTATGTCGGAACCAAACGCTACCTGAAGCTGCTGGCGGCGCTTGAAGGCACCCATGCCACCGGCACGCCGATTGCCGGCCTGGTGATCAGGGGTCACGGCCGGATCAACCCGCAGGCCGATCAGGCGTGATGGCAATGTCGCGGGCGGTGAAGGCCGCCCGCGCTCTGCATCAGGGATTTCACCATGTTCACGCTCACCCGCATTACGGCGCCTGCGGCGGTGCCGATCACGCTGGCTGAAGCCAAGGCCCAGCTCCGCGTCGATCATGATGACGAGGATCTGTTGATCCAGCACAGCATCGATGCGGCCACGGCCTGGCTGGACGGGCCTGCCGGCATTCTCGGTCGTTGCCTAGTCACGCAATCCTGGCAGATGGACCTCGATGCCCTCACCGGCCCGATCCTGCTGCCGTTTCCGGACAGCGAGATCGACAGCGCGGTGTTCACCGATGCCGCGGGCGTTGATCTCGACTATCATATCGCGCTGCAGGACCAGCGGCTGTTGCTGCGACCCTTGGCCGGCTTCGGCCGCCCCGCGGCCATCACCTTCACCGCCGGCTATGGCGCCCCCGCCGATGTGCCTGCGGCAATCCGTCAGGCCATGCTGCTGCTGATCGCGCAT